AAGTAGGGATTGTCCGAAGACTTCTCAGCCTTCTTTAGTTTTAACTGTGCTCGTGCGAGCACGGTTCCGATGTGTTCTAGTTCTTTTTCTTTTTGCATTGTTCTTCCATTAGTTTAAAGAACGCTTTGGCTGACATGGAAACGATCCACTCCTTGAGCTTGCCTCCGGTACGGTAGGTTGCTACGACTGGTAGCTTGCTTCCGCAATCTGTCTTGGCTTGCATGAGTGCCGTCTCTACGTTGGGCCGTTGCGTATATTTTACTTCGAAGTGGAGATGAGGTAGGTCTTCGCAGATGACATCCGGTGCGGATTCGTCACCACTGAATTGCTGTCCTCTCCTTGAGTTGGGGTAGCCAGCATCCTTGAGCTGATCTCTCCACAACCTCTCTCCACGTTTCCCTTTCTCTCTGCTATTCATTCTTGTGAAAGATGTTCCAAATCATTTACTGCCGCCCTTAGTTCGTGCAGTTCTGAATGGATTGTCTCAAGCTTTTGCAAGACACCTAACTCCTCAAAGTCATGCGAGCTTGTATCTCCAAATGACAAACGCCTTTCTAGTCTTTCTAATCTTTCATCTATTCTTTCTTTTGTTTTCATTCTATATCCTTCTGTTTAAAATAAGGAGGGTCACACCGCTAAAGGAGGTAGGGCAGGAGATGCCCATAGAAAAGCGGTGCTCACCTCCAAGATTTATTCTGAGTACTGTCCGACCTTAGCCATATCAATTAACATCTCCAAAATATCCCTCCGTGATCTTCCGGTTTCCCTCACCAGCATGGTCAACTTCTCGTGATGTCCTTCGCTGATCCGTACACCAAGACAACGCTTTACATCGGTTGGCTTGATCTTGTCGGGGTTAATCTTTGTGACTACTGCGGCACTGTCGTCTAAGGTTCCTTCCTCCATGAGATAGCTAGTATGACAGCAGCAGGGCTATCTGTCAAGGGTACTTAATGGGCCAAATTAACCTCCCCTATTTTCTCCCAAACACGGAGTTAATCCCCCCAATTAAACCCGTATACAAAACACGGTTTGTCAATGTGGGGAATTGGTGAATTCCTCTCATAAGTGCTCGCGAGCACTTATTAAAAAGCGGGGATGGGTAGAAAGGACAAGAACCCATCCCCGCTGGGCGCGGAGCAATGAAAGGACAGTTACTCCGCCGTATCTTTTGACTCAATGATCTCTGTCCAAGCTGCTAGCATTTGTTCTGCAAGCAAGAGTGCTTCTTCAGTATCATCGCATCCTTCCTTTAGACTTTGGATACCGCACCCTATCAAGGCTTGTCCCATCCTTTTACGGGTGCATCCTCTAACTTCTGTTATTTCAGTCAGTGATCTTAGGTCTTCGCAGAAGTCCCTAGCTGCTTCTTCCTCATCACTTAGACTCCTTTTCTCGATAAGTGCTGACACGAATATTATATCCTCTCCTTGTTGCTTGTGTAACCTGCTCTTCTCCATCCTCTGTATGTTCGACGACCTTCCTCGTCAACGATTCACACAAAGCATTTGATTCGGTTACGTCTACCACTACATAGGTTCCATCGTCGAGTTCAATGTGTTCACCTACGATTCTCATTACCCTGCCATCGGGTAGTGTGTTGGGTATGGTTTCCCATATTTCAAAGTCACCATACTTGTGCCGCATGACCTGCAAGCGGCCCTTCTTTTCCCTTGTGCCTTCACGGTAAGGGTCTTGATATAGGTTACTCATCATCCAGCCACGATCCCCTTGGTCAAGAGGGTGTCCATCCTATCAGTGATAAGCATTGGCAAGTCTCTCTTGATGTTGGTGGTGTGTTTGCGGGTTACCTTAACCTCTCCACTGAAGCAGAGGTTATCGCATACGAACGGGGCTATGCCTAAGACCAGCCCAGCGGGGAACTTCATGTCATTACTATTCCGCATCCCTATCACATACCGATAGGATTTGCTGACTGAATAGCCGTCACTGAATAGTTCCGGTTCGTTCATGTATTGCTGCATCTTAGCCCCATCGGGATCACAGAACCTTTGGAGCATATTGTTAGCCAGTTGAGTCCTGCGGCTTATGGCTTCTATCCGCGCATTATCTGAGCGGAACTTACCACCACGCTGTAGCTGGTGGGTGTAGGCTTGGAGTAGCCGCCATGCATTATGACCATAGCTATGCTGATCTCTCAGCAGCCCATCATCATTGTGATGGTTACGGTTATGCTCCTTCTCAACGTCGATCATCTGCGTTGCGGGCAACGCTCCATACTCCACCATTCTAACAAGCAGATGGTGTCGTTGTTCAGTGCTGAGTTCGGTGTCCTTGAACAGCTCACAGCGAGCGTCAATGGACGGGACGCTGAACTCCTGTAACTCCAGTAGTCCAAACATCCGCTCATTATCCGGTGTGACAGCATACTCTCCGCTGCCATACCTTATCCCCCGTGTATCGAGGTCGCCTTTTATCTTGTTGATAAACCAGCTATGCTCGATGGGCACATGGGTATCTGTCTTTCTTGATGGAGCTGGTAGGCTGTTGATGAAGTCTTCATCCTTCAGCTCTGCTCCGCAATGTATCATTAATCCCATGATACTTCCTTTCGTTTGTTAAGGTTGACGATGTCAACCTTTGTTGTGTTGATGGTGATCAAAGTTTCGTTCACCGAAACTTTTACTCACCGAGATTGTATTCGTTGTATATTCGTGTAGTCCTGCCAATTTCGCAAAGGATGTGATCCAGTGGTTCGATAACATCATAAGATGTATATGCGTTGCCCTCCTTACACCATACGGAGATCGTTGCATTAGTTTTCCCAATACCCTTGGAAGGGTTTTCCGCTATTCTGTCTATCCTTCTCACAGGTATTGCTATAGTTTGAATATGACTATCCGCGCTGTAGCTTCTGTGAACTACTGTAAGTTTAATAAATATATCCATTACTTCTTTTCTCCTTTCTTCCACCAAGGGCCGTGACCCTTGATGTAGATTGATTTGGCCTTGATAGCTGACCCCTTGCATAGGGTGCAGTCGGCACACTGTATTCCTTTGGTGGAGTTGGGGCATTCTATCTCACCCTTTGCGGGTTCATCTATGCCGCCAGCTCTGAACGTTCGCCAGCCCATAGCCTGTGCCTCACGCGCCTCCTCCACTGAGTGTACGCTTGCCATGCAGAACTCCTTAAAGTTCTGAAACTTGGGCAGTCTCCACTTGTGGGTATAACCTGTCCAGTTTGGGGTTAGTGCAAGCAATCGCTTCCATACTTTATAAGGCACAGAGGTAGGTTCACCTGCTGATCCTGCTCGCAGAGGTATTTGGGTTAGCCTTTCCTCCTCCCAAGCCCCCATAAAGGCGTACCTATCTGCCTCAGCAGTACGGTGTACAGCCATTGGGGCTTGTTCCCAAAACAAGTAGCACTTATGCCACACATCACAACCCTCACACCCAGCACCTTTCACCTTGCGGGTTGGGGCTTTGTTCTTCTTGAGCATGAATGTTTGACCCATTCTGCCTGTCTTGACGTTATCTGATGACCTATCCAGCCCAGTGATAACCGCCCTCATCCTGCTATTCTCATAGAAAATAGCTGATCCTTTCACAGTTTTCATATGTCCTTTCTAGTTTCTTCTAGTTCTTCACAGTCTGTGCAGGGGTATGTTAGGGATGAACCCTGTTCCACATACATATATCCCCGCCCATTACAGTACTTACACTTTCCTTCCTTATCATCATGGATGTCCCAATCAAAGAAGTCGTAGTCCTTATCCATATTATAATGCTCTCCTTCCTAGTCTTATTCCGTAGTATTTTGAGTGATCCATCATCATTAGCCTCATTGGGATAACTTTTTCATTATTGCAAGTGTCGCAGCATTCTCCATAATCCTCAACTGGCTGCGGGTTGTTTCCGTAGCCAGTGAAAACCTTATAGCATATACAACATTTTAATATGCGAGGGTTGTTTTCTTTGCTCATATCTGTTCCTTTCTCTTATTGTTTATAACTTATTACCCTGTAACCTCGGTCTGTTAATAACTTTATCTCGTCACGTTTTTAAAAGTGTGTATAATTAATTCTCATCAGCTTCTTCCATCCGATTATACCTTGGTTCATTATGACGCATCTGATTAGGTTTCGTTTAGTTTTCATCTGATCCCATTCTTTTCATTTATCCCCTAAGCAAAACATGATCCTCATTTTTGTTGGATTTAAGGATAGCTATGATTATATATAATCTTATCCTTCCCCGCCTTCCTCTTCATCCAATATCTCCCACCAGCTCTTTGGCTCCCTCTCCCCTTTAGGCTTAGTCTCCTTCGCAGCCTCGATTGCTGCGATCACCTTACCCATCATGGATGAGGGCTTGCGATTGCGTGGTCGTGTGTCATTCACTGTGACGCACGATCCCTCTAACTCGCTGGCTACCAGCTCCAATGCCTCAAGCATCTGCGGTGCTGCGTCATATACTCGCCTTTCGTGTCCATTCATATCTATTCCTCCAATGCTTTCTTTAGTTTATCCCAGTATTTAAGGGTAGCTTGTTTCTTGTAGCCATTAGGGCCACCGTTCCATATGCGAGCGTAATCCTCCCACGTTGGCGGCTTCCCTGTTCTCCAGTAATACTCTCCTTCTTTTAGTTGACTTACCAACGTGTGCTTTTCCTTGCACCTTGCCTGTGTGTATTGCTGGAGGTAAGCAAAAAGAATATGCTCCGCTTTTTGCCTGTCGTAACAGTCATTAGGGAACTTGAATTGACTCAATCCCATAGCCTTTCTCCATTTATTGGCATCTATTAGACAGTCTTCCTGTATCTGCAATGGCCCGTGGCTTGCACCACTATCACCGATTGCGTGGTCGTTACCTCCCGATTCCTGCATGATTAGGGCTAGTACGAATGTTTTCCAAGTTATCATTAGATTATCCCGTATTTTCTAAGTATTGATTGAAGCTTACCCTTGCCACACTCCGGACACGGGTAGCTTGCATCGGGTTCTACAGGTTGCGAGTGTCCGCACTCATTACAAGTACCCTCACAAACCCCATCAACAGTAGCGTCTTCACACTGACGCATCTCATCTTCAGTTAGTATCATTATTCCTTTTCTCCTTTGCTTGTGGCTTAATTGCCACATTTGAACAGTCAGTTTCTAACTGCTCAAATGTGGCGGGAAGGTTATCGGTACAAATTGTTTGCTCGTTCACTTCCTTCCTTCCCTCACACATTCTAGATTTAAGCTGACCGTTTGTCAGTGCCGACTGAGTTCGTCGCTGTGCAATTGTGCCAATCAATTGCTGCTTACCTTTAAGGGTTACTCGTTCTCCCTTCCTTTAGCGCATCTCCTAAAGCATCGTCGTAAGCTGAGTGTTTTTTCATGGGCCGTTAGTGTTCGCGAACACTTGTTGCTGCTGTGCCTCAGAGCGAGTTAGTCACTTCCTCGCCGCCCATATATAAAATGTCAAAGATATGAAAGTCTATTACTCTCAACGCCATCCATTATATATAGATGCTATCACCTTGTCAAGCTTATTCGCTAGCTGTAAGTATCTATAAGATATCCATTGCCGCCCATATAATCACCACCCATTGCCGCCCATATAAATAGAATGTGCGCGCGCGCGTGCGTGTGTGGGTAGGATTAGGGCACAAAAAAACTCCCGCATTTCTGCGGGAGTTGCGTTGTGTTTGTGAGTGTTCGCGAGCACTTATTTCACTAGTTCCGGCTTGGCGTTTCGCTTGCCGTTTGCTGCTGGCATTTTATTAGCCTTCACAAGTTTCTTGGCGTTGCTCTTAGCTTTCGGCTTTTCAAGTTTGCCGTTTGCCGCGTTTCTCAATTCATTCTGTGAATCTTTGAGGCTCGCGCAAGCTAGGGCAAGCTGCTTTGTCATCCAGCTCTCATCGGCTAACTGTTCCGGCGTGGCCTTTTCAAGCCTTGCGTCAAAATTCGCTTTTATCATTGCGAATCCCGACGCTGTTACCCTTGCCTTAAAAGGCTTGTCTTTGTTGGCATTAGCAGCCTTTTTTCCTGCATTGGAGGATTTTTCCTTATTCTCTTTTTGTTCGGCGTTTCCACCTCCGCCTCCACTCGCGCCAACCTTTCCTTTCTCATTATTATCAACCGTTAGAATACGGCTGATAATGTGGTAAGGCTCTGAGCCTGCGGGAATTTTGCCAGCAGTTAAAATGCTGTCCAATTCTTCACGGGTTGCGCCAGCTTTCACAAGGCGCGTTACCGTTTCTCTAAAGGGTTTAAAACCCTTTAGAACTGTTGCAGCTTGCTCTTGTAATAGTGCTCTATCTGTTGCGTTTATTTTCATTTGTGTCCCTTTCTGTTTTACTTGTTTTCACAAGTCACACAGTGAGTTGTGTGAATTGCCTTGAATCTTCACAGCGTAAAAACTCAAATCAACTCACACTCACAAACACGAATTAATTTCAAAGAACGTGCTGACATCGCGGCCAACACAAGGAACCTATCATGCCCTGCTATCTAGTCAACAAGATTCGTGTTAATAAGGGTAACGAACAAGGGGAAAGGATTGCAGCAAATGGCCCTTAATGGCGCGAGGTTGCGTTCTAAGGCGTTTTTGTTTTGTGAGTAACGTGCGGCAATGGTGGCAAGCTTTGAGAGCGTGAGAGCGTGTTAAATCTTTGCTTTGATTGCTTGGTGATAGTTTGGAGTGTGGTGGGGAAATTGTGCACACTCCCCTATTTTTTCTTCAAAGGTTTGCAAGTGTTCGCGGACACTTGTTTGATTAGTAAAACTTATTAAGCAAAACTAATTACCTTAATTAAAGCTGAATAATTGAGGTAATTAAAAAAAGGGAAAGCATTGTTTTTGTGCTGTTTGTGCTAAAATGTTTTCGCGTTTCGGTGGGATTTCTTGAGCTCGAAATCATTAGTTTTCAAGAAATTCAATGGTATTAGTGAATCTTATATTAGTTTTACTGATGACCGCATGGCATGAGCAATGCTCGCGCGGGAATCGATTGTCGCGCGTTCACTATGGCGCGCGCGTTACGCGCGTTTACCACCCCCGACCCCACCACCCCCATCGGCCATAGTAGTATATATACCCCCTCTAAAAAACTGGACGTATTTTCAACTTATGCTATCTTGCCCGTATGGCGGAGATTTCAATCAAGAAGAATCTAACGGGGGAAACGCTTGAGATGTTTCTAGATAAGCTGAGTCGGGGTATGAGTTTGACTGCGGCGTGTGGGGCTTGTGGGATTAGTCCGAGTCGGGTTGATAAGCTTAGGAAGGATAAGCCTAAGCTGAACGCGCAGGTGTTGGCTGCACAGGCGATGGCTGAGGAGGCTTTGATTAATAAGATTATGGAGAGCCGTGATGGAAAGTTAGCATTGGCTTTCCTACAGTCACGGTTCCCGCACTGGAGTCCGAAGACAACTAAAAGTGATAATCAATCCGCGACTAGCACTGTCTCACCGGAGTTGCTTTCGCAGTTGTCTTCGATTCCGGAGCGGGTGAAGCATCGCAACTAAGTGTTCGCGAACACTTATGGCTGAGAAGAAGAAACTGATTCTGCTGCCTAAGCAGCCTAAGATCAAGCGAACTGGCCCTAAACCTAAGTCGGGCAAGCGCGATGTGATGTTGCCGCGCAAGTCGATCAAGACAGCACCTGCTCCTTCGCTTGTGCTATCACCCAACGAGAAGAAGTCGCAGAGGGCTTTGGAGAGGTTGGCTAAGGATA